GCGGAGCTTTTGTCGCTCTGGAACTCGAAGCCAAGAGCCGTGAGGAGGGTGGGGAGCTTGAGGTCGCGCGTGTTGAAAATGGCAATGTGTCGTGGGTGCATTTCTCGTGGGGTGCGGCCGGGGAGCCGCTAGGCGACTGCCCCGGCGCGGAGGGTGGGGATTAAGCGGCGGTCATCGCGGTGCCGTAGCTGCGGAGCGTCGCGGAGACGGTCTCGAACTGCTCGGCGGCGAAGCTGGTTTCCAAGCTGGTGCAGATGGTCGTGCTGCCGAGGGATGTGCCAGCGGGCATCGTGATCGAAGCGGTGCCGCCAACGGTGAGCGAGAAGCTGCCGGTGCGCATGCCTTCGACGCTGACCTCTTGGATTGGCTCGCCGACGGCCACGGCAACGACGCTGCCCTGGTCGTCTTTCACCTCTTGGACATCGGCGGATTCAGAAATCGAAAAGCCGGTGACGATGAGGCCGGAAACATCCGGTGTTCCATAAGTGGCCGAGGAGACGGCCGATGAGCGGTAGATTGAAGCTGCCATGATTTTGAGTTGGTTGGGTTGGGTTGCGGGTTACGGGAGAAGTGCGGGTGTCAAATCGCGGCGAGGCCGAGCGTGAGTTGGGCGGTGCAGAGCCAGCGGTCGTCGGTCTGGCTTTCGGTAAATGTCTGGAGGTCGGCGCCGAGGAGCGTGGCGGTGGGGGCGAAGGCGGCGGCCAGGGCCGTGGCGGCGTAGAGGGACGAGCGGAGGGAATCGACGAGCTGGCGGTGTTGCTCGATGTCTTGGGTGCTAGGCGTGGAGAGGAGGATCGCGGCGGTGGCTTTGTGGAGCGTGGTGCTCATGGCCTCCACGGACTCGCAGGCGGCGATGATGGAGGGAGCGTCGCCAGGAATTTCGGCGTTGCTTTGGCCGGTGTGGATGGCGATGCCGTCAAAGGACGGGAGGTTTTGCAGCCAAGTAGCTAGGGATTGCTCGACTTGAAGATTCACAGGCGACCTCCTGGCGCGATGGTGACGATGTGCTCGGACTCACTGGTCGAGTCGGCGAGGTCGCGGATCGTGTAGGAGCGGCCGCGATAGGTGATCGCCTCGCCGCGCTGGGGCGGGGTGGCGAGGTCAGCGGCGAGAAGGTGGCAGCGGAATTGGCCGCCTTGCGTGAGTCCACCGGTGGCGAGGTCGAGCGAGATGGCGATGGGTGCCAGGACGACGCGCAGGGTTTGGCCACGGAAGCCGACTTCGACGCCGTGCGCAGAGTTGGCGACTCGGACGGATTGGTTTCGGAAAGCGGAAATCGCGGCGGCGGTCACGCTTCTCGCTGCGTGTCAAAAAGCAGAACGCCCCGCCGGGAGTGAGAACCGGCGAGGCGTTTGCGGGCTGGCGCGGGGAATCGCGCGGGTAGCGGGTTATTTCTTTTTGGGCTTTGGTGACTCTTGCTCCGGCTCGGCGATGACGGCGGGGGCGCTGGCTTTTTTGGCGTGGCGCTTGAGCGTGTCACCGAGGCTGACGACGAGGGTTTCGTCGGCAGTGAACTCGCCGGCGACTTGCTTGGCTTTGAAGTCGGCGAGCTGGTCGGCGAGCGGGACGCTCGGCAGGTGTGTGACCTGCCAAGCGTTGCCGATGCGGTTGAGTGTGAGGCCGAGGCGCATCAGGCTTAGGCGCTGACGATACGCTTGAGGGCGGCACCGTGGCCGAGGGCGAAGCCGTAGTTGACCTCGATGACGCTCTTCTCGGTGTCGGTGTCGGGATCGCCCCATGAGCGGTATTCGATGGCGAGGCCGGTCTCTGGATCAACGGCGACTTCGTAGGCAGTGAGGTTGTTGCGGACGCCGGGGCTTGGCTGCACGGGCGAAAAGGCGACTAGGATCGCCTCGGGGAGTGCGACCATACCGACGAGGTTTTCGCTGTTGCCGGGGATAAGGTTGGTGCCGACGACATCGAAGCCAGCGATCTGTGGCAGGCGGCCGTTTTGGATGGCGGATGCGCTGCCGACTGCGGCGGCGTTTTTGATGCCAGCGTCCTTGAGGAGCGCGCCTTCGTAGGCGTTGTCGAGGATCATCACGCGGCTGGATTTTGGCCATTTGGCAACATCGAGCGCGGTTTTGATGGTGATCATGTCGTCGCTGTCGAACGCGGAGGCCGCGCCGGTGTGGATCGCTGCGCCGTAGTTGGCGAGGGTCACGACGGAGAGAACATCACGGAGAATGTCTTCGGCGAGCTTGCGGCCTTTCAGGAAGCCGAGTTGCTCGGGGTTGAAATAAGGCTGGCGGGCGAGTTCGCTCGAGGTGAACGAGAGCGCTTGATACTTGCGCTTGTTGACCGTGATCTCGCGGGAGTTGATGGCGTTTGTGTCGCCGAAAGAATAAGTGCCGTTGAAGTCGCTCGTCGCGTCGGTGGCGAGAGGGTAGAACGGAACGCTGATCTTGTCGGTGCCTTGGAGCGGAACGCTGTTGTAGACAGTCGAGAAGGAGTTGAGCGGGAGAAGCGCCTCACGCAGTGCGACGAGCGCGCTGTCGAGGACGACATTCAGTTTGAGTTCGGAGCTGATGGTTGTGGCCATTTGAGTGGGTGGTTTGGTGGGTTAGGTTTTGGGTTTCGTGGATTGGTCGGGTGTCAAATCGCGGCGGTCTTGGCGTGGGCTTCGAGGGCTTTGCGGTTCGCGCGGAAAATGCGGGTCTTCTCGGCTCCGGTGGCGTTTTTCCACTGGTCGTAGATGCTCGCGGTGTTTGCGGACTGATCGATTTCGGGAACGACGCGGGCGGCGGAGAGGCCGAAGGAGCGTTGCAAACGGCCGAGGTCTTCGCGGTCTTGAGCGAGTTCGCTGCGGAGGGTTTCGACTTCGCTGTTGAGGGCTTCAAATTTCGCGCGGTAGGCGCTGGCTTCAGCGAGGGCGGCGTCGCGCTCGGCGATTGCGCCGTTGAATTTGGCGAGGATCGAGTCAGCGGCGGAGACTTTGGCTTGAGGCTCGGCAGCATACTCTTCGTCGCCTTCTTTAGTTGCCTCTTCAGTGGTCTCCTCTTCGGGAGCACTCATCGCGGTGGCCATGGATTGCAGGCGCTCGGCGAGGGTGGATTTGCTTTCTTCGTCTAGCTCGGCGGATTTGGTTTCGACTTCGTCAAGGGAAGCCAGAATTTCAACGAGCAAGGGGGTCGGTTCGTTTTCGACTTTTTCGGTTTCGGTTTTTTCGGTTTCGGGATCCATAGATTTTGCCTTTGCGAAGGTGTCAAATCGGGCGCGGAGACTTTCCGGCGTGGCGGTGGCTGCGGCGGCTACGCCTTCCTCGATGGCGTCGGCGAATCCGAGGGCCACGGCTTCGACGGCGTCGAGCCATGTTTCCTCGTCCATCATTTGGGCGATGCGGTCGGCCTCCATGCCGGTCTTGCGGACATAGGCGTTGCGGAGGGAGTCTTTGAGTTTGTCGAGAAGAGCGGCTTCGCGGCGGAGCTGGTCCGAGTCGCCCATAGAGACGGTCCACGGATTGTGAATCATCAAAAGGGCGTTGTCGGCGATGTAGACGGGGGCGCCTGCCATGGCGATGACCGAGGCCATCGAAGCGGCGAGGGCGTCGATGTGGACGGTCAAACCGCCTTTGTGGCGACGAAGGGCGTTGTAAATGGCCGTTCCCTCAACCACGGACCCACCGGGCGAGTTGATGCGGAGGTGGATGTGTTGGCCGTCGAGCTTGGCGAGGTCTGCGAGGAACTCTTTTGAGCCTGAGCCGAAAGCACCGACTTCATCGTAGAGATGTATCGTTGCTTCGCCGTTGTCGGATTTTTCCAGTGCATAGAATTTCGGGGTGGTTGTGGGTGTGTTCATGGCTGTTGAGGGTCTTCTGGTGGGGGTTGCGGGGCATCGGGTTCAGCGAGCGCGTTGGTGAGAGTGATTGGCGAGCGGACTGGGTTGTCCTGCCACTCGCTGATGACGGCCTCGCCCATTTCGGGGAGGGCGAGCATGGAGCGGATGGATTGTTCAACTTCACGCGACGGCGTGATGACACCGGCGCGGACGGCTGCGCCAACGGCGTCGAGTTTTTCCTTGGCTTGCATATCGAATTCCGTGGAGCCCTCGGACGGTTCGCCAGAATCCGCGCCGTCGTCGTCGCTTGATTCGGCGGGCTGTTGCGCGGCGAGGCCGCTGCGGAGGGAGTTCGGGAAGACCTGGGCGACATCGAGGCCGAGGGCGTCGCATTTTTCTTTGCGGCGGAGGTAGGTCTGAATGACATCCTCCTCTTCCTCCTCGGCGCGCAGTCCGAGCATGTTGAAATAGCGGGTCGGCGAGAGGTGGCCTTTGTCGAGCTGCTCGCTGAAGGCGCGGGCGTCGCGGCCGCTGTCCACCGTGATCTTTTTCGGTGCGAGCCACTCGTGCCGCCACCAATCATCGCCGGGGTATTCGAGGCGACCGGCCTGCATTTCGTGCCACAACCAGTATTTGTAAAAGGGCCGGCAGAACTGATCGATGACCTGCTGCTGGAGACGCTCGAGGAAATTTTGAGTGACCTCGAGGACGGCTCTTTGCTCGGTGCCAGCGAGGCCGACATTGACCATCATGGCCTCGGGCGGGAGGCCGACGGCGAAGGCGACATCGGAGCGGAGGGCGCGCATGACGGCTTCGTAGGTCTGGCCGGGAATGTCGTTCTTGAAGGCTTCGAGCTTTTCGCCGGGCTTGAGGCGGGGGAGGAGGATGCCGTTCGGAAGGTCGCTCGTCTGGAGGTCGCCGACTTCGTTGGTCGTGGATTTAAAGCCAGCGCCGAGGCCGATCTTAGCGACCTCGGTGCTGGTAACCATATAGCCGATTTGCGCCCCGGCCTTATACGCTCCCTTCACAAATCCGTTGATTTCGGAGATGTCGCGGAGGTTGGAGACAGCGGAGTGAAACCACGAAACGCCGCGCGGCTGGGCGTGGCGGCGGATGTGGCGGAAATGGAGGATGTCTTCGGCGGGGATGCGGGTGCCGTTTTCGGCGTTGACGGTGTAGGCGACGGGGGCGCCGAAGCGGTCCATCGTCACGCCGTCGTGCGTCATGTCGTCCGGGTTGCCGTAGCCTGCCGAGCCGCCGATGGACTCGCCGCCGATGAAGCGCACGCGGGCGGCGCCTTCTTTGGTCTTTAGGAATTGCGCGAAGAAGTCGCCGTCGATGGCGACCTGGCGGAGGATGAGGCTTTGGGCGGTGTAGAAATTAACCTGCGCGCCGGCATCGAATGCCCACGCCTCGGCGCAGTTGCGGTCCTCAAAATACTGATCGACCTTTTTGTTCCAGGCTAAGTTCGCGGTTTTGGGTTGGACGACGATGCCGGTGCCGACGGCGCGCTGGGCGAGGTGCTCGACGATGTAGGTGGCTTGTGCGGCGTTGTTGTAGAGCCACCGCGAGAGACGGAGGATTTCAAGTCGGGTGTGGGCGGTGAGTTCGCGGCGGGGATCGGTGGTCGGAATCCAGATGAGGCCGCGATTCAGCGAAGGTTGAGCGGCTTCAAAGGCGGCGGCTTTTGCATCCAACTTGCGCGGGCGGCCAGCACCAGCGCGGGTTCCTCCCCAACTTGATTTTTTGATTTTCGACGGCACGCCGAGGCGGGCGTGTCAAACGGCGGTGCCGTATCTGCTGCGGTCAGCGATGGCGAAAAGCTGGCGGCCGTTCGGGCCTTCAGAGAGGAGGTCTTCGATGGCTTCGAGGAGGAGCCACTTGGGCATCGTGACCTGGCCGGATGAGGATGTTCCTTCGGTGCCGATGGAGGTGATGGTGACTTCCTCGGTGGCGCTGGCAAAGGTGGACGCGGCGAGGGCTTCCAGCTCCGCCGTGGTCTTCGTGCGGCGGAGGAAGGATTTAATGCCGGAAAGTTTTAGGGACTCCATGCCCGTGTGGGCGGAGTCAAACGCTGGGGATTATCCCGCAGAGGCGCGGAGACGCAGAGGGAGGATTTGCGGAATTTGGCAAATCCGTCGGCGGGGTGTTTAGATTTTGCCTTAAAACTCAAAGCACGCTTGAGCTTTGGCGTAAATTTTAAGCAAAGCGTGTTATACTCGTGAGCGAATAACCGGAATTTATACCTCAGCGCGGATAGTTTTGTCGGAAATTCGGGGGTGTTTTTCCGACATCGTGTTAAGGAAACGGCTTTTGTTTATCGCGTGCCGTGGGACATGATAAAAATCTGGCGATTTATAGTTTCGACTCGATGTATTTCCCGCGACTCTGGTCGCCTCGGTCGCGGTCGAGCTTTTGCCAGGACTCCGGTTGCATGGAGACGCTGCGCGTGACGGCTGTCCGGCCTTTGGCGTTTTTGTTTTTGCTTCCGGTTTTGCGGCCGGCGCCTTTGCGCGGGCCGCCGTGGGTGGGTTTTTTGGTGGCGGTCATTTTAATCTTCAAACAAGAGCGCCTTTTGTTCATCCGTTAGCTTTAGAGATGCGATTAGTTTTTCCCGCGCTTCTCTTTTCAAGTCTTCTGCTTCGATTTCTGCAATGTGGTCTAACAAGTCGGGTTTGCATTCTTTTTTAAACCATTCGCTGATTCTGGATGAGTCGCGGCGTTCACTGGCCTTGTTTGGCATGACTTTTCCGAGGATATAGTCTGGCTTGTAGTAAATGGCCTCCGCAAAGTTGTCGGACTGCTCGATCAGTTGATCGTAGAGAGCAATGACGCCGGCTAACTCGTCTTCAATTGCAGATATAATTTTTTTGTCGGTTTTCATTTTATTTGCTGATCCAATCTAAATCTTGGCAGGCTTTGACCACTTCTCCGGTTGTTTCGATGGATTTGTGAGGTTGAGACCATCCATTTTCTACAACTTTCAGAGCCGCCTCTCGGTCGAGAACCGTCCAGGTGTTGAAATCGTCCATTGATTCAAGGATGGCTTGGTCAAGATTTGGCGCTTCGGCTGCGTCAAATAATTGGTTGCTGCTCTCGCTATACCAAACTTCTGTGATTTTTTCGGATCCGGCGTCGAACAGCGCCAGGCCGGGGACGATCCAGCGATTCCACCAATCACTCCCCTCTTCCTCGCCGTATTCTTCGGCGCGGGCAATCCATTCCGAGCGGTCGTATGTAGTAGCATCCACATGCTTGTTTACTTTTTTGAGCCAATCCGAGAAATCGGATGGGGTGCAAAAGGCGTAAGCCTTGGGGTGCATTGTGTGAGGCACCGTGACATAAATCAGGCCGGTGGGATTATATATTTCTGTTTTCATTTTGTAGGGATGATGAATTTTGCGACGGGTTTGCCGAGTGTCAGGGCTTGAAAGGCGGGGTCTTCGTCTTCGCCTTCCCAATTGTAAACCTCATATTCGTGACGGGTGTTTGAGAGTCTGCCGCCATTGTCATCCCAATCCCATCGGCGAATGACTGCGAGGTCGTCCCATATCGCCTGTCCTGCACTATGCGGATGTCCTTGATCTTCCGGTGGCGTCAGATAGGTGAGGTTTTCAATTTCGTCTTGTTCTTGCGGTGTTAGCGTTTTCATTTTTTCGATTTTTCGTTGTTGTGGTTTTACAGCCAGAAAAGCCCTGTCTCAAAAACTGTTTCGGTGATGCGTTGGATGTTGTCTTCGATCTCGCTGGGGTCATCGAGGCCGCTGGTTTTAACAACGATTGATTTGGTGTCTGTCGATTCCTCAAATTCGATTTCAGCGTCAGGATATTCGGCGTGGATGGCTTTTGTGTATTCGCGTTCCAGTGATTCTTTGACCTGGGCGAATTGCTCCTCGGTGTAGGTTGCTGATGGGTCGATGCTGCTCTGGTCGTGGCGGATTGTGATTTTCATATTTTCGAGCGGGTGGAGGTTTTGAGGTTGTGGGCTATCAGGATTTGTTCGGATTTTTGGAGGGCGAGGGCTAGGTCTTCAAGCGTGCTTTTCAGTTCTTTGCCGAGGAGCACGAGGCAGGCCAGCGAATTGTAGAGGCTTCGGTCGTTGGTTTTCATTTTTGTCGTGGGGTTGGTGGCGCGGGGATTGAACCCGCGCCGGGTGGTGAATTACATGTCGGCTTCGGTTACGAGGAAACAACCGATTGGAGAGCCGTTTGCTGTCCGCTCGCCCATCTCGCGAATTTCAGATGTGAACTGCACCTCCCCTTCGTCGGTGATAATTTTGTATTGAGTGCCCCATTGTGTTTCGTTGATTTCAACAACGATCCCGCACTCTTCGCCGAATTGTGCACCGTAGATGAATTTTACGATTGATCCTGTTTCGATTTGGTTAGCTGTGTTTTTCATTTTTTGTCGTTGGTTTTTGGTTTTTGTCTCTGCCGTGGTGGCTTCGATCTGCAACCACTCTCTCACCCTCTTGATTTCCCGTCAACAACTTTTTTTCAAGAAATGAAAATAATTTTGGTGGCTTGCGGAGCCGCTTAAAACCTAGCTCGGCGGGCGGGTTCGGGGAAAACTTCGGGGAAAAGTTCGGGGAAAAGTTAGGACATGCCGAAAATTTTCATAAGGTCTGCAACGCCTTTTGAGTCGGTGGCCGGCGGGGCTTCGTTCTCCTCTTCGCCTTCGTGAATGGCCAAGTCCCATGTCTGATCGAACATCTTGCGGAGGCCGCGCGTTGACAAAGTAACATTTCCATCGCGCTCAAATGCGGGATTTTTTGCCACATAGATTTTCCAGAGTTGGGATTTTTTCACAGGTCAGTTTTTCAGAATGTGCCAGGCGACATGGCAGAGTTTTACGGCATCCATGTAGTGATCTTGCGCGACGGATTTCCATACGAATTCTTGCCCGGTGGCGGTCTTGCGGGGAACGAGGCGCTGGCCGCTCATGCCGCGAAGGAAGTCCTCGCCGGTGTCGCGGGGGATTGCGAGCGGGGGCTTGGCGTTTCGGATGCGATCAATGAAAAGTTCCGTCTTTATGGCATGGTCGACGAAGGTGTAGAGCACGACGCCGGGGAAGTCGTCGATGACGGTGCGCCCGATGCGGCTGCCGAAGGTGGCGCCGGAGCCTTTGGCGGCGTGCCAGAATCCGGCGCTGACTTGGCACGCGGTGTAGACGCGGAAGGTGGCGAAGCCGGAATCCATGAGGCCGCACTCGGGGCGGACTTCCTGCCCGCTGGGCGTGCGGTAGATGCGGCGGGGCGAGTCGGCGAGAAGGTCTTCGATGGTGAGGGTCGTTCCGTAGTCGAGGACATAGCTCTGGCCGGTCATATCGAATGCAACCGTGGCCCAGTGCTGTTTATCCTGGCCGATGTCCGCACAGGTGACGACATGCGCGGGCTCGATGGGGCAGGTGCCGCGCGTGTAGTCGCCGCGCAGGGCGAGGATGTTGGCGTCGCCGATGCTGGTCTCGACCTGCTCCCACGGCATGGCCATGGTGGAGTTGGTAAAATCTTGGAGGCCGTTGAGCGTGTCTTTGTCGCGGAGGAATTTCACGGCCAGCGCGCCGAAGGTGCAGGAGCGCCACGGCGCGTAGAGGGAGTTGAGGTGGAAGGATCGGAATCCGCGCTGTGCTGCGGGGTTCGTGGATTGCCAGATGCCACCTTGGAGGGCTTCGATTTTCTGTCCGTCGTTCCACTCGCCGCCGCATCGCTGGCAAATGTAGCGCGTGGACTCCTCGACGCGCGCCATGTTCCACTTGCCGGCAATCTTCGCCTCGGTGTCCCACTTGACCTGTTCCCACAAAAGCTCGATGCGGTCGTGGCAGTGCGGGCACTCGAGCATGAATTTCTCCTGGGTGCCTTTCAAATACTCTGCCCATATTGCGCCGTCGGGCGTGGTGGGTGTGGAGGTCTTGACGCGAAGCGCGCCGACGAAGGACTTCGTGCGGTTCTCGGCGAGGAAAAGCGCGGAGGTTTCTTGGTCGGTCTCGCGGGCGAATTTGTCCACCTCATCCATCAAAAGGAGACCGGCCGGACGGCTGGCGAGGTTCGCCGGGGAGTTGCTGCCGACGAAGACGAGCGAGCACCGCGAAAAATGCTGCTCGAGGTTTTTGAATTTGTGCCGGTCCGCTGGCTTCTGTGCGGAGAGCGTGGCGCTGTCGTCGAAGAGCGGGAGCCAGCGCGTCTCGGAGAAACTGCGGGCGAGTCCCTCGGTGGGCATGACCCACACGACGGGCTGCGGCTTGTTGCAGATGCGCCAGGCGGTGCCTGCCTGCACCATCGTGGTTTTGCCGGTTTGCGTTCCGAAGACGAGCACGAGGTCGGAAACATCGACATCGCCGAAGCACTCGAGCGGCTCGCGGAGGTAGGGCGTGAGGTCGGTGCTGAAATGACCTGGCGATTGAGTCTGGCGCTCCGTAAGCATCACCTCGTCTTCACACCACTCCACCACGCTGCGGGTGTCGATTGGCGCAAGTAGCGCATCGGCGGCTTGCATTAAGACTTCAATGCTCGCGGCCATATCTGGTCTTTCATGCTTTCAATAAGTCGCGCGCTCCATTCAAAGAGGGCTTTCTCCACGACTTTCTGCGGTTGCATTGCAAGTCGGGGAGCCATGTTCTTCGGCATGATCTCCGCCATTTGTCGCCCTGGTGTCAGAATTCGATTTAGGAATTCCAATCCCTCGGAAGTAAAGATGGTGATCTGTTGCAGCCTCTGCCACTCATCGAAGTCTTTTTGAGCGCGGACACGGTTGTTTCTGGCCGCAATATAGACGGCGTTCGCTTTTCTGTAGTCTTCGATACTCCCGCCGCAGAGTTCGATTTCCTTGAGCTTATGGTGCGCGGAGTCCTCTGCCTCGATGGCTCTGTCCAGCGAGAGCTTCGGCGTGTTGGCCGATTGCATCGGCGGAGTATCGTTTAAAGATGCCGGCGGGGTTGGATCGCCTACTATTGGAGAATTCTTGCCGTTTTCTCTGATAGTAGGTTTGGCAGGCTTTTGTGGGATGGTAGGCTCTTTCTTGTCTTTGCGGTTGCGCGGTGGTGCATTGACCGCGCGCCATGCGTTGGCGGCGTCCACGCTGCTGGTAGGCATGCCCCGCTTAACCAGCATGGAGACAAAAACCAAAAACCAACGACAAAAAATGAAAAACACAGCTAACCAAATCGAAACAGGATCAATCGTAAAATTCATCTACGGTGCACAATTCGGCGAAGAGTGCGGGATC